GTGCCCTGAATCTCCTTCTCAGCCTGATCAATGAGGTTGAGCACCAGCGTCTTGACCGCTGCGCCGTAGCCAAGACGGATAAGCCCCAGCACAAGCGACACAGCGCCCACAACAATGAGCACCAGCGCCAGCCACGCGGGCAGCGGGGTGAGAATGGTGTTAAGAATGGTTTCCATGTGTTACTCTCCTTTCTCTTTTTCGAGGTCTGCAATGCGGTGGTTTACCACCTTGATCTGCTCTTCCAGCACCGGCACGCGCTGGGCGAAGTTGTTGTGTGCCCGGACTTCCCGGGTCAGTTCTTCCAGCTTGGTTTCGGTCACGGCCTGCTGCTTGTCCAACTTGGCGTCCATGCTCTGGGCGGTGCGGTTATTGGAGACGATCGCGCCGATCAGGCTCAGACCGCCGGTGATGATCGCTACAATGATTGCTTCGCTCATGCACCCTCCCGGAGACGGGTCAAGCCCTTCTTTGCAATGATTTTGGTGTAGTCCTTGTAGGGCACAGATAAATCCACGCCGGAAACCTTTCCCAATATGGCGTCCACAACGCCGGGAATCTTGCCCTTGCTGGTGTACTGCCACAGGCCGAACGGCCAGCCCGGTTCAGGCTTCGTACTGCGGTAGGCAGCAAGCCAGACGTCATACTTGCGCAGCGCTGCGCCGGTCATGTACAGATTATCGCGGGCAAAATACAGCCCGGTGTACAGCATGGCGTAGAAGCCCCAGCGCTCCACCGTTCCCAGCGCGTGGGCGGCAATGTCCGTCAGGGTCTGCTTGTCCAGCGGGGCTTGCACATAGCTGTCCTCGATGTCAACCGCCACCGGCAGCTGCAACGTCTTGCCGGTCAGCACTTTTCGCAGCAGGGTAAGCTCTGCGTCTGCTTCGGTCTTGTTGGTGGCCTTGCAGTAGTAGTACACGCCGCATGGGATGCCCAGCCGCTTGCACTCGGCGTAGTTGCGGGAAAACTGCGGGTCGATGTACGGCTTGCTGGGCTTGTCTTCGGCGCTGTTGCCAAGCGCCCGCAGCATCACACCGGAAACAAGGCCGCTCGTCTTGACCTTGTCCCAGTCGATGCTGCCCTGCCAGCGGGAAACGTCCATGATAGGAAGCATTGTTATCAGTCCTTTCTATTTTTGTGGGGGTTAGTTGGCTAAAGCCCTCTTTAGTTAGTTTAAGCACTCAATAGTACAAGGAATTTGTTGATACCACACACCAAATCCGGTTACTGTAACAACACCCGTTTCGGAAATTGATACAGTTGGTGTGTTAGGGTTTGTCGATGGCTTTACATTAGAAATAATAGCAACTTTACCTTTATTTACAATAAATAATAAATAAAATGCCCCATTATCTGTCACATCAAAAATTTCCACTTTATACGCATTGCTAGACGAATAATTAGGAAGTTGAATAGTAGATGTTCCTTCTCTAGTATCAAATATGCCTTTATTTGATTTCAGTAATTGTTGAACAGTTGCTTTTTTTGTTACACCTTCACTTACATCCACAATTGGCAAAATATCATCACTTTCTGCCTTTAAAATATTTACTAATGCACTAATCTTGCTCATAAATATCCTCCTTTTTTATTTATAAAAATTTTTAATGGAATTACCAAACGCATTTACGTACGGCGTTACTCTTTCTACAATGTCAGCACCATTATCATTTGGATTTATAGTTTCTGCACCATCACACCAAATAGAGTACATAGCCCCATATGTCATATGCTCATATTCCGATTTATTATACACATCATAACATCTTAAAACATCTATTGGATCTAACAAAGCTGGACTAGCACCCTGCCATTTATCCTGAAGTATCCAATAGAAATTCGCACTTGCGTTAATAACTTTATATTTTGCTTTTTGTATTTTATTTCCACCGACATTATTTTCATCATTCCAAGGCTTCCATACAAGAACCTCCGCATCTTTATTTATATGGTATAAATAATCGTTTTGATATAATACCACTTCATTGAATATTCTAGGGGTTAGTCCAAGGTTTTTTACAATATCAATCAATTCGTTGGCATATGTTGAAACGATTTTAAAATCTCCACGTTCATAAAACTCTTGAAAACCTTTTCCGTCATCTCCAATTTCATCATATCCTACATTAAAGAAGTTACATCCTCTACTTGAAAAATATTTACAATATTTTATCAATAAAGCCTTACCAAATTTACGAGCAGTATCGTTTGTTATATCTAAAGTATTAGTTTCTTTATACTTAAACTGTGGGAACGACTTTAATATTTGACCCATGTGACCCGGAATATCAAATGATGGTACAATATCAATTCCTAAAGAAAACGCATAATCAATAATTTTATCCATATCAGATTGTGTATAATACTTTGTTGGATTTTCTCCACCTCCAGCACAATCACTTAAATCATACGATGCACCATCAACGTCATAGAATATCATATCATCAAGTGCAAAACGAAAACCAATATCTTCGGAAAAATGTAATCCAAACTGATTGAATCCGTTTTTCTTTGCTAAAAATATTAAATATTTAATATTTTCTAGTGAAAAATATTTTCTAGCACAATCTAAAAATAAAATCCAGTATGGCGGTTTTACTTCGACAGAAGAATACTCACATCCATTAGCGCTATAAACATAATCAATAAGGCTGTTATTATTTTCATCAAATAGGTTTTCTCCATTTTCTTCCGTGAGAATGGTTTCTTTTTTGCTTAAAATGGATTTTATTATATTATTGTTATTAGCTATCCTGTCATTATACCCTTTAAAATACCCATTAAACACAATATTGTTTTTCTTCTGGTCAACTAAATCTCCCTTTATCTGACTTTCCACCCCCTTTGCTCTTTCTGCTTCTGCATTAACCGCCTCTCCCACCTTCGCCGCATCCGCAGCCTTGCCGGAGACGGAGAGGGTGGGGTCGATGGCGTCTTTAAGGTTTTCCCATGCCTGAATCGCCTGCGTCCAGTCCGCATTAGTGACCTGCGTAATGTAGAAGAAGCTCTGGATCTCCGCAGTGCTGTCGTAGCGGTCGTTTTTGCAGTCGCACTCGATAGGCCAGCTCTTGAGCATATAGCCTTTTCCGGTCGTTACGCAGAGCACGATGCTCACATGGCCCGGCACCTGCAGCGCCTGACGCGTGATCTCGCAGGTGACAACGTTGCCGGACACGGCACAGGCCGCCCGCTTGCCGGCACCGTCGTTGATGGTGTCGTACCAGCCCTGATTCTGGGGGCCGAAGCCGCGGTACATGATGCTGTAGGTCGCTCCTTCAGGCGCAGTATACGCCTTGCCATTTTCGTACAGCGTCGCCTGAAAGAAACGGCTCTGGCTGTCGTTCTCCACCGCGCTGATGTGCTGCGGCAAGCCGGGGTTATCAAAGTCGATCCTGATTTTCTGCATTTGTTTCCTCGCTTTCCTCCGGCAGCGGGTCAAAAGTTAACTTCTGCCCGTCCCAGATATAGTCGTTGCCGCCGTTGCTGTTGGCCGGAAAGTCTTCAAAAAGCAGCTGATCTTGCGGCAGCGTTTTGGGAATGACGCTTTTCAGTGTCCAGCCGCCGTTTTTGATGCGCCCGTCCGGGCACACGGTGCACTGGTATAAGTAATCACCTTTTCCCATAATAGCCCTCCTTACAAAAAGCCAATAATTTCCTGCGGTACGCACACGGCGTTGTTGGTTTCCCACCCATCAAAGCCGGGGCTTTGCAAACTAAACGTTCCGGTATAAACCGTAGGCACTATGCTTGGGTTAGAGGTAATTGTATATTTTGACGTGCGTTCTTTTCCGGGGCCAAACTTAATACCATTTTGATAAGCCGTCACATTTCGAAAGTGTGGTGTATTCCACGCATACATAAGTGTGTAAGTCATTCCGTTGACAGGTATAATGCTGGATACTCTACCGCCGCTGCCGCCGCCTGCAAACCATGTGGCTCCTTTTGTGCTTTCGTAAGTGATCAGGATAGCGGAGTAACCGGTAAGGTCCACCTCGTAGGTTTGTTCCTCAAAGCTTTTGAGCGGTTCACCAGTGTCTTTGTTGTACAAGATGCGGATAGACTTCTTGTTTTTGATGCCGTTAAATTCAAGCCCATCTTCGTTGATCGTATAGTTATAGCTCCCGGGGCCAAACTGGATGCCGCCGTCGTCCGTTTCGCCAATGTAGTCGGTAGCCACACGGCTTGCGTCAACAGCACGGTCATTTGTGGTGCTCATGCGGTTGCGGTCTTTCACGGTGGTTCTTGCAAGCTTTTCGCTTGCCTTGCCGACGTAGATCGAAGCATACCGGTCGTGCACTACGTCATAATCTGTTTTTGTTAATCTTGCCAGTGCATTCACGCCAAGGCGCAGATAACGCACTTCCACCGTATCGCCGCGCAGGATGATCTTGTTCTTCTGGTCCTTGTACTCTACAGTCTTTTCCAGCTGCACATAGCTCACGGTCAGGCTGGGCTCTATCTTGCCGATCTGGTTCTTGGACAAAAAATCAGCAGTCGCCTTTCGCATACTGGCATCAGAGGGTGCTTTCTGGAAGTAGCTGGTCAAGTCCAGCGGGTAGATTTTCTGGTATCCTTCAATTTCAGACGCTTTTATCGGGTCCAGCGCATAAAACTTGCCCTTCTGCGCGTTTGCCCAGTACGGATAGACGTGCGTGTATACGTTGTCGATGTTCTTTTCCTGTGTGACGTCCACCAGATTCAGGCCGTATGCAATAACAGCGCCCCGGTTTACCTCTTCTTTGAGCCGCAGCGTGCACTTTAAGCCGTCAAACTCCCAGTAACCAAGGTATGTGTCTGCAATGCTGCTGCCGTTGTTGGAGAGCATCGCAGCCCGCACGGTCATGGGCTTTGTGATGGAAAAAGCTTTCTCGTTGTCATATTCTGCCGAAATCTCAAATTTGCAGTCACCCACAATATTTTCATTCAGCTTCTGGATCGTCTCTTTAAGCGTTTTTGCCGAGAACGGCTTTACAATGCAATTGCCAAGGTCATACGAGATATGGTGCGCCGAAACCTGAAACCGTCCATTCATCGGGCGGCTGATGCGGTAAATGCGGAACAGCTGCCGGTTTTCGTAGCTGGAAGGCCGTGCGCTGATGATGCGCCGCTCCAAAAGCTCTTCCGCATGGATGCCGGTCACCGGGTACTGTAAGGTCAGGTCATACGTTCCGTTTTCCTCGCAGCTGACGGTGCACTCCATCGCATCCGAAAGCGTCCCAAAGCCGTAGTTTTCTGCTGAAAGAACAGTTTCATCGTGTAAAACAGGTTTCATAACGTCCACCACCTTGGCATGATCTTTACGGTCTGGATGCCGCCGCTCCACTGGATAAGGTTTTCACCAGCCGCCAGCTCCGGCCAGATGCCGCCGGTCACCGGGTTTGCGTTGGTGCCGTCCTCCAGCCATGCGTTCCACGTTTCTGCATCGCAGCACACAGTCTTTTCGGCAGGCGGCTTCATGCCGAAGGCCTTCCCGTTTACTGTCAGCTTGCCTTCTTCGCCGTTTCCGGTCACCTCAAAATAGGGGAGCGCCACCTGATCCAGCGGGTTCAGCAGCACCTGACCGTTTGTCATCTCCTGCAGCTCCTGCCCGGAGCGCAAAAAATGCCGGGGGTCACAGTCAAACTCCACCGTAAACCGACCGTATTTGTCCAGAATATTGCTGGTATCGCCCATCTTTGCAATGCCGCGATAAAAATACTCCGGGTCGTATCCGTCGGAGAGGGGATACGCACCCGGAGTACCGCATAGCCACGCCTTGATGCTGCGCAGCTGTTCCGGGGTAGGGTTTCTGCCGTGGAAATACAGCTGATACGATACTGTGATGTTTTCGTACTGTCCCTGATCCCCGTGCAGCTTGCCGTTTCGGCCTGCAACCTCGTAATCCTCATATTTGCGGTTCGGGGTCGGGATGCTGGGCTTGTGCTCGATATGGCAGCAGTACTCGGTGCTGCTGTGCCCGTTAAAATACAGGTACTTCTCCACTGGCTGCCGCCTCCTCGTTGATCATCTGTGTAAGTCGTGTAATGGTGTACTGGGCAAAGCGTTCCTCGTCCATGCCCTCAGAAGGGTACACGTTTACGTTGATGCCGCCCATGCTCACCGTGCGGGAGTTGGTAGCCACCTGTGCAAAGCCGTTTGCGCTGCCCACATCGTACTGCAGCTGCATTTTCAGCTTTCCGCCGAGGTCTGCGGCAGCCTCCTGTAGCAAGTAGGCGTTGTCGCGGATGCCGTCTGCCATGCCTTGGATCATATCCGGCATCCACTTTTCGTACTCCCGCAAAGGTCCTTCGTCTGGTCGCGAAAAATGCAAAAATCCCTTTATAATGCCGCCGATCCACGAAACGGCCTTCGCGATAATGCCGCCACCGCTCGTAATTCCGCTGGCAAGTCCCGATACAAGATCCGCGCCCCAGCTTCCAGCCTGCGTGCTGATAGACGTTCCCAACAGCTTGCCAACAATCCCGATAACGCCGCCGGCAACTGCGCCTTGCCAGCTTCCGGTCAGCTGAAATCCTTGTGCAGCGCCAGTCAGTCCGCCAACAAGCGTGCCAACAACATCAATGTTGTCCCAAAAGCTGTCACTTGCACGGTAGCCCTGTGCCAGATCGCTGAACCACTGCCCCAGAGGGCTTTTTGTCAGGCTGCTTGCAATCTTTTCCAGCCCGCCAAGCTTGGTATCCAGATCTAGCACAAACTTAGAGAAGCCGCCCAAAACGCCCTCAGAGTATTTGATACTGGTGTTTAGGTCGGAAACCTTCTCGTTGACGTCCGTTACAATGCCGTTGGTATAGGTGGTGGTGCGCTCTACGGTCTGCTCCTGACCCTCCACAATGCGTTTATAGCAGTCTGTTACCACCTTTGTGGCAGACACAACAGTATCTTCCAGCTCGCCGGTCTCTGCGTTGAGCACTTTCTTGGTTTCGGTAGAGGTCTGGGCAGTCCGGCTGACGTAGCCAATGGCTTCGTCTATCTCTGCCTGCGCCGCCGTCAGGGTCTCCGCGCGGGTATGGACGGATTTTTTGGCAACCTCGTCTGCAAGGGAACTGGTCACCTTTTCAGAGGTCACAACGCCGTTGGTCAGGGTCTGCACCCGCTTGAACTGCGTTTCAACGCCGTCTACCATTTCCGTCCAGCTGTCCGTGATGGTCTGGACAGTTTCGGTCGTGGTGCCCTTCAGCTTCTTGGTCGTGCCATCATAGACATTGTAGGTGTTGTCTGCGGTTTCCACTGTCCGGCTGATCGCACCCACGATGTCTTCCGAGCCCTGTAACAGCTGCTTGGAGGTGTTTATAACAGATTTCGCCAGCTTTTTGGTGTCCTGAGCGGCCTTTTTGGCGGAACTTTTTTTGCTGGAATTGCCGCCAGAGCTGCCACCACCGCTGCCAGAGCCATCATACTGCGGCACAACGGTTTCGGGTTCCGTATTTTGCTTCTTTTGACGGCCTGCTCCTCCACCGGAGGTTTTGCCGCCGCCCATACCGCTAAAGCTTGCGGTTTTCATGCCGTTGATGAAACCTTTGACAATACCGCTGGAAATATTCCAGCCAACTTCGAGCCAGTTTGTGGTTAAAATGCCGTTTTTTGCTTTAGAGCCAAGCGTTTTTGCAGCATCAAACATATCCTGCCCAAGGCTGAGCACGCCGCGCACCATTTCGCCAGTCAGTTCAGCACCGGATGCAAGGATATCCGGGATTTTTTCAGCTACTCCGCCGATAAAGCTGCCGGTGATGGTCACAGCGCTTTCCAGCAGCTTTGGGGCGTTCTGCACAACACCGGACGCAAGGTTTTGGGCGATATCGAGCCCGGTATCCAGCACGCCGTCCATATTGTTGACGGCGTAATCGGTAAAACTGTCGATAGCTTCGCCCGCCAGCACGCCGCCGGTCTCCACCATGCTTGCAATGCCGCCGGTATGCAGAGAATCTGTCAGTTCCTGCACCCATCCAGTGGCAACGTTGACAAACTCTCCCTCGGTAGACGCAAGTCCTTCCGTCAGTGCACCTGCAAGCTGGGTGGCGTTATCTTTCAGGGTGGAAATCCGACCGTCCAGCGTCTGGCTCTGGGTCTCCATAGCGCCGAAATATCGCCCGCCCTCTTCAGACGCCGACAAAAGCGCGCTGGTCAGCAAGTCGTAGCTGATCGACATCTTCTGCACATCCGCTGTGGACTTCCCGGTATAATCGGCAAGGATGCCGTACACATCAATGCCGGCATAGGCAAACTGCTTGATATCGGCGCTGGTCGCCTTGCCCGCGTTTTTGATCTGCTGCAGGTTTTGTGCCATGCGGCTTAATTCGTCATTGCCGCCGCCGGTCGCTTTTACGGCATCACCCAGCGCCATGATTATATTGCGCGCAGATTTTGCATCCTCGCCGGTGGAAATAAGGTACTGGTTTGCCTTTACAAGCCCCGCGGTATCAAAAGGGGTTTTGGCAGCGTCCTGTTTTATTTGTGCAAGCGCAGATTCCGCTTTGTCTGCGCTGCCCAGCATATTTGTGAACGCAACCGTGTACTGCTCCATCTGGGAGTTGTAGTCAACGCCGGTGCTGATCGCAGCTTTTCCGGCATCAACAACCGCAGAGCCCACTTTTTCCAGTGCGGTGGCAACAAGATTTCCTTTTGTGACCGCACTTGCTATACCGTCAAAAATCCCGGCTTGGTTTGCATTTCCAAAATTCTGGACGCTTTCCGTTGCATCATCTGTTTTAGACGCAAACTCACCAAGTCCGTTTTCGGCATCGCGCAGGCGGCTCTTTAAGGTTTCCAACTCCGCATTCGTCTTATAGACCGCAGTTCGGTAAGCCGACGCCTGTGTGCTTGCATCGCCATGTTTTTCAATGGTTTTCTCCAGCATACTTTTCTGGGCAGTCAGGGCGTCCGTCTGTGCAGCGATCTGCTTGCGCAGCACCGCCGCCACCGAGGATGCACGCTGCTCTGCGGAGGTGTTCTCGTCCATAGACGCCGTGACGGATTTCAGCTCAGCGGCATACTCTTTCTGCCGGGCAATGATGTTTTGCATCTGCTGCCGGTATTCTTTTTCGCCCTCAACGCTTATTTTGGGGCCAATGTCCGTTTTTGCCATGCGTTCACCTCCTTACCGTATTTTTTCCAGATCGTCCACGCTGGCGTAGAGTTTCTGGTTTGCACCGTTTTCTATCTGCATACACGCCATATAATCCAGCATACGGCCCACGGGGCACGAATGCACCTGATGCTCATTCATGCCCAGTTTGCTGCCGTAAAACAAGAACCATGCTTCGTTAAGCTGTATCACATGGCGCTTTCCGCGTTTTTTGCGCTTTTGTCCGGTTCAGCCTCCACCTCGCGGCCAGATCCGCGCGCAATTGCGGTAACGCAGTCGTTCCACAGTGCGCGGCACTCTGCCCACGTCATGCTCTTTTCCAGCTCTGCAGCAGCGGGGAAGTCCGGCAGGCTCTGCGCCATGTCCTGAAACTCCTTGTCGTTGGATGTTGCCGCCATCTCCCGCACATAGTCCCGGCCAGCATCCGCAAGCACGGGTGCAATGGTCAGTGCCGCCTTTGCAAGGTCGGCAACGCGGCCAGTTTTGGCGGCTTCCTTGGCAACGCAAAAAATATTGTCCACCGAGCCGTATGCGCCCTCCAGCACGGAAAGCGCCTTGATGGTCATGCACATGGGGTACTCATCGTCCTTGACGTGTGCAAATACGATGTACTTGTCCTCGATCATGCTGCACCTCCCAGTGCCTTCTTGATGAACGCAACCGCTGCCGCCTCGGTGTCAAACTCCTTCTTGGGGATGATCTTCCACCGGTTCATGGCGCTGTCGTCACGCATGATAGAAAAGTCCAGATCCTGGGTCTGCCAGTCGATCTGCTCGCCCTGCGTTTCGGCATCGTCCTTGGGCACCTTGAAGCGGATCTTGCACAGGACGATCGCCTTCCACATGCTCTTGCCGTCCTTCTGCACCTTCTTGACTGCACCCAGCCCCAGATAAGGCGGCTCCATGGATGCGCCATACTCGTAGGTCTCCACCGCGGTGCCCTCGTCCGGCGTTACGGAGTTGCCGGCCTTCAGGCCCATGATGAAGGCTTCTTCCTCTGCGGTCAGGCCGTCCACGGTGCAGGTGCCGCTGCCATCGGTAAAGGCAGAGCCGGTCTCGGTCTCTGCCAACCGGTCATCGGCGTAAAACTTGTTGTCATCGCTGGTGGAAATATCGGTGCTCATGCTCACCGAGCGCCCCAGCTTGCGCACGCCGCTGTAGGACACAACGCCGCTATCAGAAGCGTAAGTGGCGATATGCACGTTGGAAAAACCAGTAGTTACCATGTGTTTTCTCCTTTCATACAAAAAAGCAGGGTGTCCACTGTGGACACCCTGCGCAGGTTATTTGTCGATCGTTTCTTTTATCTTTTTTTCAACAGCCTGCCCCATGGCTGCCTCCGTTTCTTTCCGCCCTTTTCGGACGGAAGGAGCAACAAACGGAGTTGCCACCCAAACGCTTGTGCCGCCTTCTACGCAGCGGGCAATCAGCGCATTTGGCTGTCCTTTCGGATGCCCTTTGGTCTGGATGCTGTTGTATCCGTTGAAGCCAAGCTTTGTGTTCCACGCATAGTTTTCGTGGCTGAATTTTGCAATGCCGAATCCTTTTTTCAGGTCATCGGCCTGCTGCTGGCTCAATCCGTTCATAGGCGGCCCATTGGGGTGGGCATAATACTGCTCCTGCCCGGACGGCAGGCTGTGAATGGGAATCGTGTCAACGGCAGCTTTGATTTTGTCACCCATGACTTTTGCACCAGCATAAACGCCGGCTTTGCATACGTCATCGGTGCTTTGGTTCAGCTTCTGAAGCTCTTTCATGTAAGCATCCAGCCCTTTTGCTTCGATCCTAGCCACAGCCGAACACCTCCCACCGCCAGCGGTAATGCCAGATTTTTGTATCAGCTTCATACATGGGCTGAAGCGTTTCCCACGCGATGTGCTCAGAAGCGTCAAACGATTTTTCCAGCGCATCGCACCATGGGTCGAACTCCATCGTGGTAAACAGGTCTGTCGTGCCGATCATGGCACGCTCGATGTGCTTGCCGTCCGCAATGAGGTCGTCCGGTGCTTCTTCCTGCCAGACGAAATACCGCTTAGACTTCATCCGCCCGCCGTGGCTCACGCTGTCCGTAACAGCTGTGTGGGCAGCAATGATGCACTCATACCATGTCATCCGCGGTGCCCTCCTGTAAGCTGTTATCAAAATCATGCTCTACGGCACGCAGCGCCAGATCCAGCGCAGGCGGCCAGCTTCGGACGGCCTGTACCGTGTCAATGCGGTAGTGTCTGCCGTCCTCGGTCTGGGCTTCGTCCTGACTGGAAATTGCAATGCTTTGCGGTGCCGGCACGCGGATCACCCGGACAATCTCCGCCTGATTCTGGCGGCTCAGGTACAGCCGGTTGATGCCAAGGCGCTGCTCCTCGTACCGCAGGGTGCACTTCGCCGTACACTCCACAACAGGGGAGTGCCCGACCGGTGCGGCGTCCCGGGTAGAAAATGTCTGTACGACCCCGCTGTTGAAGGTCTGGCTGATCTCCGTGTCAGGGCGGGTCGGGCTTTTGCGCATTTTCTGCAAAACTAGTCACCAGCCTTTCGTTTCTCGCCGCAAGCAGCAGATGCAGATAATTGTGCTCAAAAATATCTGCTGCGCCGTCGCGGGTGTAGCGCACATAGTCCATCAGCAGCGCGCGGGCAAGCCCGGGCGCCGCGTAGTCCTGCTCTGTGCCGATCTTACTATCCAGATAAAGCATACCGGCCACGGCGATGCCCCAGATTTTTTTATCCAGTGCATCATCGGACCATGTGATATCAAGATAGTTTTTGATGTCCGGAAGCAGCGTCTCCCGCTGCTCGTCCCACTTGCTGGTCATGGTCAGGACTTGGTGACCGTGACGGTGTAGGTCTTGACGGTCTCACCGTCCGCAGCGGTCACGGTAATGGTCACGGTGTTGCTGCCCTCGCTCCAGGTCGCAGGCTTGCCGTTCTCGATCTCCTTGCCGCCCACTTCCACCTTGACCTTGGCGCCGGCGTTGGCAGGGGTGGCGGTGATGGTGTTAGAGGCCGCAGTGGTGGTTGCCGTATAGGTCACATTGCTGGAAGTGAAGCCCGGGGTCAGGTTCAGGTTGCCCAGCTTCAGGGCGCTCAGGGTTGCATCAGTGGATGCAGCAGGCGCGGGAACGGTAGTCACACGGTAGGTCATAGGCTGCAGGCCGGAAATGTCCAGATTCAGGAAAGCGTTGTTGTCCACCGGGAAGCCGTTGGCATACAGCTTGATCAGATAGACGCGCTCGTCCTCGAGGAAGTGGTAATCGTCGCTGTACTCGATGCGGCCATTCTTGTTCATGCCGACCGGCGCAAAGTACAGGTGGCCGATGCCGAACACGGCCTGACCACGCGGCAGCGCTGCGGTCTTGATGACGGCCAGGGGAACAGGGAAGATGTCGTTGCGGTAGGTGCCATCCGGGGCGCGCACGGTGGTTGCGGGCATCACACGCAGGTAGTAGTCCTGCGGGTTGACCAGCAGGATCAGGTCATCGGGGTCACGGTCTTTGCCGTTGGCAGTCTTGCCCAGCATGGAGATCAGGTTGCCCATGGTGGCAGGCTCGAAATCGTTGACCTTCACCTTTGCCTTTTCCGGGTAGGTCTTGCCGCCGATCACAGCAACGTCATCGCTCACATCGCGCACCATGCCAATGGGCTGATCGTTGCCGTCGCCCATGACGATGCCCTCTTCCAGACCGTTTGCCAGAGCTTCCGCCAGAATAGCGCGGATGTAGCGGTCCAGCCACTCGGGGCCCAGATCCAGCTGCGCCTTGCAGACCGGAATGAACGCAGACAGCTTGTACAGACCTGCGTCCACTTCCTTGAAGCCGGAGGTCAGCTCCTCCACGATCTTAGCGCACAGCTTGCCCCACTTGGCCTTGTGGATGCCGTCGGTGTTCAGCATCATGCGGATAGCGCCGCCGGTGGGGGTAAACTGGATCTTGCTCAGCAGCGGGTGCTTGGATGCCAGATCTTCCATCACGCGGCTGATGACCGTCTGAGGAAACACAACGGTCACGTTCTCCAGCGCCTGCTTGGGGTTATCAGCGCGCATGGCCTTCTCCACGGCTTGATAGTACTCGCGCTCGTCGTTGGTCAGCTGGCGAACGCCGCGGGCATACAGGACGGAATTGTCCAGCTCCTGCTTCATGCCGTCCAGCTGCTGCTGGTACTCCTCGCGGTTGATGTCGCCCACGGTCTGGAACATCTGCAGGAAGGTGTCAGTCACAGCATTCTCGTCGTTGCTCTTGTAAGCATCGTGCAGCTTCTGGCGCAGATCGTTCAGCTTCTGATTGTTCTTGTACAGTTCAGAAAGATTCATGTTGATTTCTCCTTTTTGGTATTTAAAAAGCAGCACCTCACAAAAGAAGTGCTGCTTTACGGCTTATTTCAGATATTGCAAAGCATCTGCATCAGGCTGAGCTTTGCAGGCGGTTCTTTGGGATGCGGTTCAGCGGGCGGCGTCTCGTCCTTATGCGGCACCATGAGCTGCTGCACGATCAGGCCGCGCACGCTCTGGGAAACGCCGGACGCATCGCCCGCTTTGCGGATGCTTGTTGCAATGCCTTTTTCCAGCATAGCGGCAGGGGAGTACCACGCCTTGCTGTTTACAAGGTCGCGAGCTGCCTGTTCCTCCATGCCGGCGTTCGTGAATGCGCCCAGCCCGATTTCGGTCAGCTGGTCCAGCGCGTCTGCCGCGCTGCGCAGATCCTCTGCATAACCGGCTGCAAGCTGGCTTGCCGGGTGGAAATAGAAAGCGCTCACATTGCTGGCGATACGCTCCTGACCAGCCAGAAACGGATAAATGGCAGCACTGGCAACAAAACCGTCTGCATAGGACGTGACCCGTGCACGGCTGCCCTGCAGCGCGTTGTAGATCGCCCATCCTTCGGAAACGTTGCCGCCAAAGCTGTCGATATGCAGATTGATCTCGGCTGCATCAGGGGTTTTCTTCAGCTGCTGGACAAGACTGTACGCGCTGGTTTCCTGACTGTCTTCATAGGCGTATCTTACGATATCGCCAAAGATATAGATATCCGTCTGCTCGCCAAACTGCTGGATATCAAAATAGGGTTTCGGCATATTATTCCTCCTTCGGTTTGCCTTCCGTGGCTGCATCCCTTGCAACGGTTTCCACGGTAGCAATATTTTTGGTCATCCAGTGGATGTTAGCCCATTCATCAGGCAGCGGTGCGCCGCCGGTGGCTTCGCGCAGCTCGTTGATGCTGTACGCGGCACTCTCTACGATCTTTTCAATGTTCGCTGCGTTGGAGAACATATCAAAGTGCTGGATGGTGGAGGTGTCCGCATATACGCGGTCTCCGCGCAACCAATCCGTCTTGGGAATCAGCTTCCGACTGAATTCCTTGCTGATCTGTGCTGCCAGCGGGTCGATGCCGGTGGTCAGCCAGTGGGTGATAATGTCGTTGATGCCCGCTACATCGCCCTGCACAAGCACGGGCGGGATGCCAAGCCCGCGTGCAGTAAAAGAGAAAATGTCATCAAAAAGCGCTTTGATGTCCCGCGTATCTTTGGCCCCGGCGCCATTGTTCATCAGCTGGAACTCGTAGCCGTCAAATTCCGGCAAAATGCCGGTGCCGGATTCCAGAAACGGTTTATAGCTGCTTTCCAGCATGGCAGAAAATTTTTGCTCAAAATCGTCCTGACCGTTGGCAACCTGTGTGACGTGCACCTTCATGTGCTGTCCGTTGTTCCAGACGTTGCTCTTGATGCTGGACTGCACCAGATTCTTGTAGCTTTCATACAGTGCATCCACAACTTTTTTTGCGTCATCGTTGTTCAGGGTCAGGTGCAGCACCTCGCGCTCTTTCAGGTCGCGGGTATACGACTGCTGCCCGACCTGTATCTGGCGGTATACATTTTCCTGTGTGGGGATGTATTCGGGCTTCGTCCAGCTGTCTGCCACCACAAGCTCAACGCTCCCGCTGCGAGGAATCGGAACAACAAGCGCTTCGTTTTTGGCATACAACTTGTAGATCACTTTTTTCCAGAAGGCGGTGCTGTTTTCGTTGACGTTCGGCTCTACGTTCAGCAGATAGTAATAATCCGATTTGACCGGCTTCCCGCGTTCAAACGTCTTGAACTCGCAGTTTGCGATCGCATTCGCGATCAGGTTTACGCAGCAGTTGAATGCAAGGTCGCGCAGTTGGTATTCCTGCCAGTAGCCAAGCATTTCGCAGGTCAGGTCATCGCCGTTCAGCAGAAAATCATGTGCGGTGATCTTCTGCTCGGGCGGCGAAAACCCGAAAAACTGTTTGATTTTCTCAGAAAAAGACATTGTTTTTCTCCTTCCGGCAAGTTACCGGCAAGTTACCAGCAAAATGCTCCGATCTTTGGCAGCTGCACCTGACCGGTGCCCAGATCACTTTCCACCGTCATGGCTGCCGCCAGTGCCATGAATGGGTCTGTTTTTCGGCTTTTTCCCTCAATTTTGGCATAGATGAAGTTTCCGGTATCCACGCCCTGACTTCGGCTGCTGCGCACGCGCTTGGTGTTGTTGACCGCCCAGCGCAGATGCGGCACATCTCCCCAAGTAAACAATTTGCGGTTAAAGCAATCCTGTATTACCGGGTCAACCTGCATAATGTCGCTTGGACGCACCAGTTTTACCCGGTTTTTATCCTTTGCGTCAAAGCCGATGCTTTGCAGCGCTTCTGCCATCATGGTGTAGCGGAAATGGTCAAGTGCCACTTTTTTTACGGTGTATTTCCGTCCGGCCTCCCGGATGAAATCTGTCAGAAGGTATGGCGAGATGCTCACATCGTCCACATAGGTGCAGTCTCCGTTTTCGCACCACGTCCGCCACGGGGCTTTCACCCGGGGCAGGGTCTTGCTGTTTGCGCAGATCCATGCGTGATTGATATCATAGCGTTGGTCTCCTTTGCGGAAATGCAGGTCTACTGCCGCCCAGTCGTCTAATTCTGCATAGTCGATGCCTACAGTGCAGCTCCAGCCAGCCATATCCGGCAGGGGGCGGTTTGTTACTCTGATATTTTCGTAGTCGGTAACAGAAATTTCCTTCGCGCCGTCCCGGATGCCCATGCGTTTTGTGATAAAATCGCCGTTCTGCTCCGGGCGCTCTTTCCAGTCGCGGTATTCATCGTGGATCTCCTGCATCAGATGTGGAAGATAGGGCAGGGAAGGGTTTGCCATGCACCAGTTTTCCGGGTCGTGCACCTCGTCCTTTGTGTTCAGGCAGCAGATGAACGGCAGAAAGCCCTCATCCGGTTCGCCCTCAAACAAAATGCGCCGACCTCTGGCAAGGTAATCGTCCAAAGGACCGTCCGATACATCGCCGTTGGATGTAAAAAAGCCAACGCGAGGCTCTGCAACCTTGCCTTGGCCGGTGATAAACACTTTGATGTTGTCGTAATTCTGGTACTGATGCACTTCGTTGAAGATGACCGCACCGGAACGCATACCATCGCGCCCCTTGGGGTTATTAGTACGGCCTTTTACCTCGCCCAGATTCTTGCGCCCTTGCAGCACCTCTTTTGTGTGATAGTAAAACCGCGAAAGCTTGGCTTCCCACTTTGGGCTTTCCAGTGCTTCCACGATATCCTTCACGGGGGTCACAGCCTGCTCCTCGTTGTTGGCGCAGATATCCACGTTGTAGTGCGGCACCGGGTTGTATGGGCTGATGAGCGCCGCCGAGGAAATGGCAATCACGCCATCCTTGCCAGCGCCACGCCCAACCATGGCAAACAACGTCTTGAACCGGGGGCTTCCGTCTCTGCGATAGGTGCACAGCCAAAGACCCAGTGCGAAAGTCTGCCATGGAAAAAGGCGGTCATAAGGAAAATACCGGGCGATGCCAAAATATTTCCGCATACGCTCGGTATCTACATAAATATCTTCAGTTGCAAAAACGCGCCGGATCAGTGCAACAAGGGCGTGCTGCTCCTTGCAAGCACGCGGAGCATTGTTCTCCACCTGCTCAATGTACTCCAGGATCTCCGGGGGAATGTTACAAATCATTGTCCTCGTCGGGCTTTACCGCCTTAAACTTGAACGTCTGCACTACCCGCAGCAGCGTTGATACGGTGGAGTTGGCTGCGCTGGCAGTCTGGTTATAGACCTGAATAGAAGGGTTTGCTGCTTCAATCTCCGCGCCGCGCGGGGTGGTCTTTACCACGGTAAGGCCGCGTTTGTTCATGTCATCTTGCGCCTGATCCAGAAGGTCCAGCTGCGTGACATATCTGTCCAGCGTGGAGCGATACAAAAAGTTTGTGTCGCAGTTGGCTTCTTTTGCGGCCTGCTCGATCTCCGCCAGCTCCGTCCGGTATTTTTCGCTGGCGGTGGCCGGTGTTTTCTTTTTACCCATCACGATCTCCGTTTCGTCCTTATTTGTGCAATTTGTATACCATCCTCGCGCGTGTGCGTGCGCGCAAGCCTAGCTCGACGATCAGGGGACACCCCGAATAAGGGCCCGACCCACTCACCCCGTTTTTTCGGAAGGGGGGTGTGCTGGTCAGTCCCAGCGCTCGCGGGTCAACGGCGCGCCGCCGCTGCATTTCCGCAGCCGCTCCGGGTGGCACACAGTCTCGTGGCAGTCCTTGCATACGCTGATAAGGTTGCGCTGCCGGTTGCCGTCTGCATCCGTGTACCAGATATCCAGCGCCAGTTTTGGTGCGCGGCGCACATGGTTGACATGGTGCACCAGCTCTGCCTGCCGGTATCGCCCGCGCTCCTTGCACAGCTGGCACTCATGCTTGTCCATGTCCAGCACCTTGTGCGATAGCCGCACCCACTGCGAGGAACAATAGAACGGATGCACATCACCGGACGCTATCAAAGCGCAGAGCCATTTGTAAAACTTATCGGTCATTATTCCAAACTGATTTTCCCACTCATTAAATCTGGAATCATCGCGTCTCGAAGTTCAGCAAGAAGATTGTTTTCTTCCTGATTTAAATAAAAAATGTGTTGTCTCCACATAGGAATCAAAATTGAAAAGATTGAAGAGAGAATTTCTTTATCATTCGCTTCAAATTTAATTTCGTTTTTGTTTTTTGACAATGTAATGTAAGGCTTTGATATATACTCTCCGCCCAAAATGCGAAACGTTTGATTTAAGTTTTCAGAGACTGTTGCTTTTTCAAGCTCCGCAATTTCATACAGCCCCAGCTGTTTTGCAAGAGATTCGTTAATTGTTAGCTTTATAGCTGATCGTTCACGGCTAACACGGTTGATGTCTGCCATGATATCACTATAATTTCGATGCAAGATTTCAGTGGAAGGAAGCGGAATATATCTGCTTGGAATCCAGTTCCATTGATTTTCTGAGACATCTTCTAAATTTTTTTTCGTTGAAAAACCGGGGCATTCTGTGGGACTGGCTTTAAGCTGGTTTATTATATCATCCGAAAGAGCATTGACTTCTTTTTTATATGTTCGATTTTGATGGCTTGCTCCACCAAATTGCCCATTCTGAAGCCGTTCCTCTTTGTGACCTCTTTTCCGTGCGTCATAAAAATCTATGCTTTCAGAATCTTTCGCGAACAGTAAAACGCAGGTCGGAATGCTTGTGGATTCAAACATTCCGTCTGGAAGCGTTATTATTTTTTTAATCAAACGATTTTGAGTTGCCCATCTTCTTTGTTCAACTTCATTATCTTTTGACAAAAAACCGCAGGGAAGTACGAATGCACATTTTCCAAAGTCTGAGAGCCTATTCAACGCGGTTAAAACAAATGCCCAGTTTGCATTTGCTTCTGGCGGAATTTCGCATTTCTGAAATCTTGAATCAGCAAAAAGTGGAGGAGGTGGTTCCCATTTGATATTGTATGGAGGGTTAGATATGATTTCGTCCGCTTCAATTTCCGGCGGTGCGGTCATTGACGTTATTTCTGAAAATCGTTTCCCTTTTGTTAACTTGTAACATTCAAAAAATTCTAACGTTAATGAATTTCTGCATATTGCGTATCCTTCCATGTTTCGGACAGCCATATTAAAAAGCAAAATTGGAAAAACTCTTTTATCCAATTCTTCGCAGATGAAGATTTTGTTTTTATTTAAAGTCCACTTTGAAATCGTTAATGCTCCAGAACCTGCACACAAATCATAGCAAACCAATCCGCTTGTTTCTGTTAGCGCGCTGAGCAAACGTGCAATGCTTTTAGGTGTGTAGTCTTGGCATTTTTCTTTTCTATCAGCATGATAATATTGCCAGATTTTCTGGAGGTTGTCAGTCTCCAAATCTCCATCTACCAGTTCTACATATTGAGAAAAAATCTTTTCTCTTGTGTTAGAATCGCTTAGTACAGCGGATATTTTTCCGCTGAAATTTTCTATGTCGGTTTCTAAGATTGAAAGAAATTTGTTTTTAAGTTCAAGCAATTCCATTTAAAATTTCTCCAATCCAGTATTGCTTTGTGTTTTGTATAAAAAATCATGACGCTTACTCCAAAAACCAAAAAATTTAATCTAAAAATTAAAGCTATTACAGCTCAACGCATAATATAAGCAGCACTTCCAGCATACATTCAGTTTCTCGGACAACGTAAACGGGTAGAGTGCTGCTGCATCCGGTACTTTCGCCGCCAGATGCCCGGCTATATTGCAGACGCCTAAGAACTGCAATCTGGCATTCCCGGCAGGGACTGAGCCTGCAGCCTCTGGTTTTGGAGACCAGCGCTCTACCGATTGAGCTACGGGAACATATCATGCCGTGTGCAGGAATCGAACCTGCAACGGCCCGGTTATGAGCCGGGTGCTCTGCCGGTTGAGCTAACGTGGCAAAAATAGAGCCATCGGCTGGATTTGAACCAGCACCCGCACAATCCTTTTGCATGGTGGCTAATCCATGTAGTTAGGCCTTGTGCGTTATCGCCAATGTGACCTGCCTTACCTGTGCAGCGCTCTTCCGTTGAGCTACGATGGCATAAGCAAAACCAGCCATCAACGCATCGTGCGCAATGGCTGGTTGAGTAGATCAGTGTTTTTCATAATCTGCGTGGATAGCAGGCCACGCCCCTTGCATACAGCCGCGCCCTCCGATCTCTGCCCTCGGCTCACGCTTTGTGCGGCTCGCCTGAAAACCGATACTCCAGACGATGCACACAAAATTACTTTTGAATGCTATTTGAAAAATTTCTTGGAACACAGGTGCAAGCACGCAGCTTTTTTCAATAGACCAAAACAGTTTGCTGAAAAGCTCAAACATGGATTGCACTCCTTTCCAAGGTGTCCACAGTGGACACCCGCCGGGTTTGATTTTGTTTTGTGTGCGCCGCTGGATCTTGAAGCGGACGGCGCGGTGATCCATTGAGTACAGGAAGATTCCAAAAGCCTGTGCTATGCTTCCCGCCGGGTCTCGTCATGAGGATGCAGGTCATTCACGTTTCCGTCAATGTCTGCATTATAATTTTAGCACATCAAAATGGGACATTCCGGACATTTCGACCTTTTTGTGACATTCCGACCATTTTGGGACACGGCTTTTGCGTACCTACGCAGAGAAGTGGCACAATGTGAATTTTGTGTCAATCAGCAAAAACCGGTCATTTTGAGCACAAGGCACGCCATCGTGTACCCAAGAACGCCGCCCAGTACGACAGATGCCGGTGTGAACACCATGAGTATCTTCCGCACTGTCCAACCGCTTTTCCATGCCCACCGCACGGAAAACATACACACCGGAATGCTCAGGCAGGCCATAAGTACAGTGGCTGCAAGCCAGCAAATCATAATCATGAATTCATCTCCTATATGCAAGCCGTTTAACAGTTACGATTTTTCTTCCTCTACTTCCCATCCAATGAGATCGCAGATGCAAAATCTTGTTTTTTTCGCACCAGTGAACGACAAACCGCTCTGGTAAAGATGATCCTGGGAGAGAAGTAGACGATTGACAATCACAAGTATCATCTTTCATGTCTTTGATCGCCCACGCAACAGATCTTGCGACGCTTGTCTTTTCCTTAATTTCCGCTCCGCAGCATCGACACTTGAAAACGCCGGTCATTGTCTCATCCATTTTTTTCCTCCTGTTCGGCTCTCCGGTTGAAATACACCACCGGAGAAACGCCGCGCTCATCGCAATCCACGTTGTTAAAGCTGACAATTGCGCCGCAGCCGTTGTAGTTGGAGCAGGCTATCAAGTCCATTCCGGTGATGGATTCGATTTCATCCGCTCTTGCTCCGCAGAACGGACACGGCTTGCATTTTGTCGTGATATGTGCTTTCATTGTTCATCCTCCATCCATGGTCTGTTGTGTCCATTCATCGGAATGTACCTGTTTACGCACTGGACGTTGTTGCAAAAGCGCTCGGTGCCAATGACCTTCAACGGTTTCCCGCAGATCGGGCAAAACTTTGGCGTTCCGGGTGTCCGGTACGGGCTTTCTTCGTTCTGCCCGTATGTGGCCAGCGTTAATATACACGCAAGAGAGTTTGGCTCAGTCGTCAAAAGGCACCGAAAACGCACTCTACAAGAAACGCAATCCATAATATCACCCCACATTCTTCTGGATCCACCGGTAAACCCTACGGCGGATGGATTCTGCATCCACGTCAAAGCCCTGCTCGGTAAGCTCCACAGCAACGTCCTGCGGTTTTTTGCCCTCTACGCAGATCGCCGAGAGCATCGCCCGGAGTGCCGGGTCGTCGCAGTCCTCCACCATGTGCACACCGATGGTGTACAGCTTGTTCTGCATACGGTTGATATCTTTCAGCCGCCGGATCTCCGCAGCACGCTGGTTGTAGGCAGAATCTGCGGTCCCGGTCACTGTTACATGACCGAGAACGCAGCTGTTGCCCTCGCCGTGAGAAGCCTTTACCACATCCGAGGCAGCCTGCGGACCATCTGCCTGCAAAATCTCCAGCCGCTCAATGCGCTGCCGACGCTTGGCAATGTCATAGGGTATCGCATACAGACGGCGAAATTCGTGTGGCTTCATCCGGCAACCTCCCAAAATTTATTTCAGCTCAAAATAATTCGTCAGAATATCCGTGATACCAGAGTGGAAACCTATCCAGCCGCAGGTGAAGAAGCTGTTGTCCTGCAGGATGATGGCGTAGCTGTCGCAAATCTGACCTGCATCCTCTCTGGTAGTGTCTATCTGCTTCCACAGCGTCGCCCCGCCGGGCAAAGGCTGCTTGTAATACGCAAGCCGGAATCGCACATCTTCCCATTCCAGTTCCCACGCTGCATTTTCGCCCAGCGTTTTCTCCGCCAGCTTGTGCAGCGTGTCATTTCCACGAATGCAGGTATTCGAGATTGCAGGACACCCTTCTTCTGCATTTTCCGGTTTTTCGGGTGCGGCTGCAACATTCTCCGGTTTCATCCCACGGTTTTGCTCCACCTGCGCTGTCTGGATATCCGCAGTTTTGTTTTCCACAGCAATGGCAGCATCCAAAGACGACTTTTTCCGATTCTGACTGTAAATCCCGTTTTCCAGACACGTCTTCACAAATCTTTCCCATGTAAATGTAAACTCTCCATTTTTGCTGCCCCAAAATCGTATTTTTCTGTTGTCAAAATTAACAAATCCATCTTTCAAGCTTCGTCCACAAAGGCCGCCTTTTGCTTCTATAAGGGCTTTCGCTGTAAACTCTCGAGCGGATTTGACCCAATCGAATGCACAAACCTCTTTTGCGCATTCAAGAACCCATGCTGGGCACCCAGTTTTCGGTACCGTTTCCGCAGGTTCTTCTTTCTGCTCCGGTTCTTCCGGTTCGGCACCCATAAAACGCGCATAATCCTGTGCGCTGCGGTATGCTTCCATCAAACCGATCTCTCCGGCCTTCAAGCGCTCTTTGATAACCTCGTTTTCGCAGGAGGCAATCACGTTCAGCCGGGCAGCAGCACCGGTGGACAAGCCCAGAATGCGGCAAACCTCGTCCCGCACCTTGCCTTCTAGCTGTCCGGCCGCCTTTTTCTTGGTCAGTGCATCCTTCAGCGCCTCATACTGTGCCAGACGCTCGCCGTCGGTCAGGTCGCGGGCGGTAGCATTGGCCGTGATCAGCGCAATGCGGTCATCCAGTTCGCCGTGGCTTTCCCGGATCAGGCAGGGAAGAACGTCAAACCGCGAATCGCCGCACATCGACAAGATGCTGCACGCCGCCCAGCGCCGGTGCCCGCTGATGAGCATATAGCAGTCCGTTTCATCCTCCATCGGGATGACTTCCAGCGGCTGCCGGAGACCGTTCTGCCGAATGTCATCCCTCAGGTTCTCCATATCGCCGAGGGTGTAGATCTCGAAATTTTCCGGGTTTTGGATAATATTTCGGCTCGGAATCATCACCACCTGCATCTGCTGCCCCGCCGGGGTGGCCGTCTGGCTCTGGGCGTTCATCAGGCTGTTCAACAATCCAGTGCTCATTGTTTTACCTCCTTCGGCGGCAGCGGCATCCAGCCCACAACCGACTTATCTATCGGGCATTCCAGTGCATCCTCCGGGGTAAAGTGGCGGTATTCCCACCAGCCTTTTGGGAGTCTATACAAGTCCTCTTCTTCGTCATAAACGCCGTAATCATAGACATCTTCCCACTGCCAGAGGCTTTCGTACTGAGAAACAGTTCCGTCCTCATAAAAGGCCGTTGTGATGCAGTAGCCTTTCCCACAGTCAACCAGCACCAGCACTTCGGTTTCGACCTTTGGCGGGTCTGTTTCAGGATTGCGCCAATACTGAGCATCGGTTTCAAGTGTTACAGTTGGCGCTGTGTCGATGTAATCAAGCACATCATCCAGCGCATAGCCCATATAGGCGTACTCGACAGTGAACTCTTGCTCTACTTCCTGCATCCATTCCTCGATGCGCTTACGCAGCACATCCGCATTAATCATTCTCATTCATTCACCCTCCACGCATTTTTTTACCAGCTGTGCCAGCGCCTTATACTGGGCGCTGGTCTTGATATTCCGGCAGACCTTATGCACCGGCAGGTGCCGTGCCTTGGCTTCCTTGACCTTCACGCTGTAGTCGATGCGCAAAATGCTGTTGTCCGGGTTGCGGAAGGCGGGCAGATCCATGTTTGCAATCTCGTTGATGGTGTCCACACTGTACCTGCCCCGGGTGTACTTGGTAGCCAGCACGCCCATCACTTCCAGCTGCGGGTTGTAGGCATCCCGGGTGGCATCCACCTGCTCGCGGATCTCGTCCATGCCGTCCATTGCCCACTCGTCACAGTCCACCGGGATGATCACCCAGTCGGCGGCAGCAAGCGCATTGACGGTAGCCATGTCGATATCAGGCGGGCAGTCGATGATGCAATAGTCGTAGTCGTTGCGGATGGTGTCCAGCGCATTGCGCAGCCTGTTCCACTGCGGCCGCAGCACGTCCAGCATCACGTTTTTGTTGGCCAGCAGCATCTCCATGTTGCTGGGTGCCAGATCGACGTGCTCAAAGTCCGTCTGCATGATCACGTCCTGCATTTTGGCGTTCAGGGTGAGCACGTCGCCCATGGTCTTGCGTCCGTAGGCGAAGCGGTTGAAAAACTTGGTGGTGTTGCCCTGCTTGTCCAGATCCATCACCAGCACCCGCCGGGACCAGGTCTCTGCCAGCAAGCAGGCGAGGTTGCAGGCGGTGACGGATTTGCCCACGCCGCCTTTCAGGTTGATGATCGCGATTTTTGCCATTGTTCTCATGACGATAACCCCATTCTCAGATTCTTGCGGCTTTTGCGGCCTGCCGCTGGATGCTGTCCCAGCTTTCGGCAAACCACGCAAGCCATGTTGTGCATTGCTTGTAATAATTCGGCGAGCACGCCTTGCAGGGGCAGTTCCGGCAAGGGCTGCTCTTCGGGAGAGGGTAGAGCTCCTCGTTCCAGATCTCCTGCATCAGCGCCTACCTCCTCCGCCGGCTGCGATGCTGTTGCCCTTCGCCTGATAGTAATGCTCCATGGTGGTGGGAGCGTTCAGCAGCACCGCCCGTATGTATCCCCGGATATTGTGGACAGGCTTTGTGCTGTTGAGCAGCGCATCCAGAACGTACTCGATGTGCTGGCTGGTAAGCTTGTCCAGCCGCTTGCGGATGGACTGCGTGGTCTGCGGATATTGCCCGATGGTTTGGATCATGCTGGGGCAGCAGTACATATCCGCAATGTTGTCCAGCAGCTCTTCCAGCTTTTCCGGTTCGTACCGGCGCTCCAGCGTGTCCAGCTCCAGCTGCTCCCGGAAGCGTTCCAAGACATCCTCTCGTGCGGTATCCAATCCATCCATCGTATCCGTTCCGCGCTCCTCGCGCGGATAGATGGATTTCCCCTTAGTATTCTCTATTTCTTTCTTGTGGGAAAATTTTTCCCGGGTCTGATGGAAATTTTTTCCCGGGTCTAAGGGCAAAATTTTCACCGGGGAAATTTTTTCACTAGGGAAATTTTTTCCCTGGTCTGCATCCTTCCGAAGGACCAGCGTTTCAATGCCCGGCACGGTCTGGTAGGCGTTGCATTCGACGTTCCCCACCATGACTTTTTTCATGATCAGAATTCCCCTTTTGGTGAAATCGTTCAGGTAATTTTTAGCCGATTTCTGGGAGATGTGAAGCCGTGCAGCAATGTAAGACGATCCACCTCTGTACCAGCTTTCGCCGTCCTGACAAAAGCCATAAACAATGCCAAGGGCGTTTGCTTCTGCTACGTTGAGGTCAAAATTGTCATACATCCAGTCCATGACCATGACGTAATTGCATCGTTTGTTTACACCTTTCACGCCTTACCCCCCCTAAAACGGCAGATCGTCGTTATCGTCTATCACAGCAAAGTCATCTGTGCTGCCCTGTGCAAAGCCGGACTGCGCTTTGGCCTGCTGCACATGGCTGATGGTCTGCTGCTCGTAGGAGGGCGCGCTCTGGGCGTCCTGACGCTTTGCGCCGGCAAAGCTGATATTGTTTGCCACGACCTCCACCGCGGTGCGCTTGTTGCCGTTCTTGTCCTGATACTGCCGGGTCTGCAAGCTGCCCTCAATGGCGATCATGCTGCCCTTCTGGAAATACCTAGACACAAATTCAGCCTGCTGCCGCCATGCCACGATATCAATAAAATCTGCCTGCCGCTCCTGACCCTGCTGCACATAGCTGCGGTCGCACGCAATGCGGAAGCTGCACACGCTGTTCCCCTGCGTGGTGGTGCGCAGCTCCGGGTCCGCCACAAGCCTGCCCATGATCGCTACAACGTTGAGCATCTCAAATAATCCTTTCCGACCACCGCCATCCACTGGCGGTGACCATACACATCCTCAAAACTGCGCTGCGCCTGCTTTTTCAGGTACAGACGCAGCTTGTGGTCAAAGTGGGCGCTGTATCCCGGCTCATTGTGGTGCCGGTGGCAAAGCCAGACCTTCAGGCCGTACTGCTCCGCCGCCGGGCGCAGCGGGCCGTTGAGCACATGGTGCTCTTCCAAGTCCTTAACGGTCACCACGCCGTACTTCATCCGGCAAACATAGCACTCCCGCCGGGTCTGCATGATGGATTCAGACAAGGAAATCACGCCCTTCCAAGATCCGCTTGTAAGTCTCCGCGTAGGGGTGAACCTTCACGCTCTCAAACGTCGCGTTTCCAGCATCCGCAAGTTTGACCACCTCTTCGCCGTTTTCAATGCAGTACCTGACGGCTTTCATGTACTCCACAAGGCCGCGTGCAGTGTTCGCGCAGACGCCCCGCGCCATCAGCAGCTTCATAAAACGTTTCTGTGTCATATAATTACTTCCCCTCGTCCAACATGCACATATCAAAAATTGTTTCATTAGTAAGCCGTAGCGGCAGACCAAAATTGCGATTTCTGACAAACACGCATTCTGACATCCCCGAAAAAGTAAACGCATCCTTTGCGTACTGAATGTACAATTGCGTGGCAGACAAAAGTTTTGGCCAAACGGTCAAAATAAACTCCTTGTCTTTCAAGCGCTTTCCACGTTCTAAAAGCTGGTACAGCCGCACGAGCAGCTTGTATTCGTAAGATGTCCGGTCAATCATCTTTTCGGCACCTTCTTCCACTCTTGCCAGTAGGCGGTAACATTGGGGTCATTGACGCCCATTTCCGCCAGCCGGTCAAATATTCCGTCGATCAGTTGTCCCATCTGCTCCGTAGTAAAGCTGCTGGAGCCCTGACTGCACTTCACGGTGCAGCGGTTGCCGTCCAGCAGCTCCACAACGTGCACCAGCCGGTAAGACCGGCGCAAAATAGGCACCGCGCCCACCGGCACTTCCAAGTAGTCGAACACCGCGCCGTACTGCTCCAGCATCTCGGTGTAACAGTCCTCCGGGGTGATGCCGCCGGTGCGCCCGCCGTTGTAGTGGTCGGCCATGATGGTGAGCAGCGCCCACATCATGCGGTTCTGGGGTAGGGTGCGGCTTTTGCGCTCCAAGTCCACCGACAAAATCAGATGCAGCGGCTTGCCGTGCGCCAACTCGTCCAGCTTCTGCCGGATCTGCGTTTCCACAAATTCCGCAGAGTTTTCCACCACCACCCGCCGGGCAACCGGGTCATATACCACCGGCAGCTTGCCGATCACGCCTCTGGCCATAAGACCTTCTTACCCTCGCCGGTGACGAACTGCACCATGGTGATGCTGCCCGCGTCATCGTAGGCAAAGCGGTCCACCTTCAGGCTGGTCTGCATCCGACAAACGCCCTTGTCATCCTTGACAATGGGCACCTGCGTGCTCTTGAGCACAATGTCGTCCAGTTCCATCACGTCCCTGCCGACGCCCCAGAAGGAGGCAGCGGAGACAAAGCTGGTTACCTCCCGCATCAGAGCCGGGTCACGGCAGGGAAGAGAAAGCCCGCCCGCGTCCTTGTAGACAAACTCCCGCTCCTGCGGGCTGTATACGCCCACCTGACACCACAGCCGCCCATCGGCAAAATAGCGCCGCATGGTCCAACCGGCAGCGCCAAAGGTTTTGTCCATCATATCGCGCACGGCATTGGCGCCGGGAAGCAGTTTCAGCTTGACCGCATCCTCGCTGATGGCCTTAATCAGCACTGAGACCGCCTGCGGGGCTGTCTGCGGGGCTTTTGGCACTTCAACAGGGAATTTGACGTCTGGGGCACAAACAGCCGCAGAAGCGCTCTTCTGCGGCCTGCCGCGCCCGGAAGCTTTTGGCGTTGCCAACCTTACCACCTCCATCAATAGGGGCTGGAGGTGGCGATCTGCGCCGCCTCTGCCGGTGAATACTTGTCGATCATAACGCGCATCTCCGCAACCACCTGTTGGATGGTATCCGGCGGCAGCTCTGCCATGCGCATGGCGGCGATGGCGTAGCCGGTGGCGGTCTCCTCGTAGGTAGGGGATTTAGGCATCGGGCTCATCAGCGTTTGCAACCGCATCCAGATCCTCCTCTGCTTCCATCGCAGCGTCGTTGTACGGGCAGCCGCGCACCTGACTTTCCAGAATGCTGCGGCAAAAGGTGCACGCATCCCGCGCGTCCTGCACGCTGAGCGGCTCTGCAAAGTCCCGCATCACCTTCATCATGGCTTCACCAGCCTTCTTGGCCTGTGCGCTGTACTGGCGGCGGAAATGCCCGCCTTTGCGTTCGTGGATCATAATACATACCTCCAAAATCTTATTCTGCGCATTGCGCTGGCAGCGGCTCTTGTTTACCCACCTGCCGCTATTGGTGCAAAACAGGAAAGTTAGCTCTGAAGCCCTTCCTGCATTGCCGTTTCCAGAAGATGCCGGAGATCTTCCAGAATGTCCGCATAGATCTTTTTCTCCCGGTCGGAGATGCGGTCATCGTCCAGCAAGCACTGATACTTGCCTATCAGATAGCAGATCCGCTCGCGGGTACGCATCCCATTCTTGCTTGCCATTTTGCAACACCTCCAAAAAAGGCTTAATGTTCTTCCAGCCCCTCCAGCTCAGACATCACGCCGAGGATGCTCTGGATCTGTGCAGCGGCCTTGCGGCCATCCAGCACCATGTACTCCGCGTTATCACGCTGGTAGTCCTCGCTTGCGTCCAGATAATGTTCAAAGGCGTTCATGCTGTCGGTGCAAATGCTCACGGCAGCCAGCATCAGATACCGGCTTGCGGTGGCGATCTCGCGGGTGGGTGTGCCGCGGTCCACGCTGTCCTTCACCATCTGATCTGCCTTTTCCGGGTCGATCAGTCTGCCCGCCGGGGCAAAACTGCGGTCAACGTCTTTGGGCGGGTCGGGCATCAATTCCAAAGGTGTTTTCCCATCAGAGCCGTAGGTGCAAACAAACGGTGTTCCTAATGTTTCCATGACGTTTCCTCCTCAGTAAGTCCCAAATTCCTGATCCAGCAGGGTGTCCAGCCGGATGGTGTTGCCGCGGCCGGAGCCTTCCTGACCGGCCATGTTAGACCAGCCGTCCGGGTAGCGCTTGCGCACATACCGCGCCGGGATGCCCATGCATACGCTGACCTGCTCCAAGGTCAGCCGGATGCAGCCAAACTTGTTAAAAATTGCCTTGTAGCTGTCGTGCCACGCTTCGCCTCTAGTAGATTTCGCCACGTTCCTTCAACTCCTTCTGTCTGCGCTGCCACTCCTTGAAGTGGCCGTAACTCATGCCCTTGGCTGCGGCAGCGGCATTATCGTCCACGAGCAGGTCGTGGTTGGTTTTGGGCTTTTCCTTGGGTTTTACAATGCCGGACTGCGGGTCGGTGTCCACGCTGGACTTCCCATATCTGCGCTTCTTGCAGGCATCGCAAAACATTTTGCCGGGGTCCACGCCGTACATCATCGTGCCGCACTCTTTGCAGGGCTTGTCTACCTTGCGGTGCCTGCCGAGAGGAAGCTTCTCCTCTGGTGCGGGCTTTGGCGGCGGTGCCGGCTTTTTGATTTTCGGCTTTGCCTTCTGCAACCGCCGGGCACGTTCCCGCGCAGCTTCCAGATGTGCCTTCTCGCCGCAGGGAAGGCAGTACTTCCGGTTCGCTGAAGATTCCACCGGCAGTGCCTTGCCGCACGCGATGCAATACCGAACAACCAGAGGTCTTGCGTTTTCCCCGGTGCTGTGCCTCTGTTGATAGAGGCGGTTCGTCTCCTTCCTGCGAAGTTTGCGGCACACATCGCAGTACAGTCTGTTGTTTCCGGTGCCTGCCGGCAGCACCGCGCCGCAATCTTTGCAGCGGCGAATAATATCACCCATTGTTCCGCGCCCTCTCATAGATCCGCTTCCGTGCTGCCCTTCTCCGGGCGTTCTCGGCGCGCATATACTCGTCCCAGCGGCTCAGCAGGTAAGGGGCAAGCACCAGCGCCGGCGCAATGATCATCACCATCAGCCACATTTCGGTGCAGGCTGCGTGGTAGGGGTCGCGTCCCAGGGCGACCATCAGATCAGCCAGAATAAACGCACATCTCATACCATCAAACCTCCTATGCGCCATGCCAGCGCCAGAATTAAGCCAAAATACGCCAGCCAGACCCCCAGCATTTTGCGGGGCGGCCTTGTGGCGCAGATAAACAAAAACGCCATCAGGCAGCAGCCTGCCATAAAGCACATCAGATAAGCCAGCATCCGCGTCACCTCATTCCCAAAGCGGTCTCGATCAGTTCCCGGGGCGTTTCGTTGGGGTAGTGACCGGACAGGTACTTGTCCACAACGCCCTTCGATAAGCCCGCGTGCAAGGCCAGTTCACGGTTGCCCCAGCCAAGCATCATTTTGCGCTTGGCTACTTCGGCTTTCCATTCAATGGTCGGCAAGTTTTCCACCTCCATGGTTGAAAATCATTTCAAAATATCGCTATAAAAACATTGCCAAGCCATACGAGATGGTGTAAAATGATATTGCGGATACATTTTACTCTTGGCAATATTTTTGGGTTTAGGGCAGAAAGCAGATCGGAAGGTACGCGCGACCCTCTGCTTTTTGCACCCGGTGCCCGCGCATAGGCACCTGATCAACAGGACGGTGTAAGAAAATCCCCGCTTAGCTGTGAAGATTCACCGCGGCGTGGCAGCCCTGTGAAGTACCGGCAGCGATCGGAGAGTATGGGGACCTCAGCTCAGCCGCTCGGTATGCTTGTATTATAATCTAGAATTATCTCGATTTCAAGCAAATATCAAGTTTTTTCTAGATTTCGTCAAACTCACCAAAAAGGAGGTGGAAATTTTGTTTTGGGATAATTTTGTAGTCGAGTGTGCAAAAAAGAAAAAATCTCCTGCTGCTGTTGCAGAAGAACTTGGTTTTTCAAACTCTATGCCGACAAGCTGGAAAAATGGGGCTTTACCCAGAATGTCCAGCCGCCAAAAGATTGCTGACTACTTTGGCATTACCGTTGAAGAGCTTATGGGCACAAAAAAAGAGCCCGCCGGGATGGGCGGGCTCGACAAACAGATGCAGGAAATTGTGGCGTTGTTAAGTAACGCCACGCCGGAACAGCGCAACGCGGTGGAAACGCTGCTGCGCTCCCGAATCAAGCCGGAGTGAATCAGCCGACAAACGGCAGAACTGTTTTGGCAGGGGCTTCGGTCAGGATAGCCAGCACCTCGGGGACCAGATCAGGGTACTGCCGTAAAATAGCAAGGATCTCTTCATTTGTCATCATACCAAAACACTCCTTTTTGTTGTATCTGTAACTTTATGTTACAACAGCTATAAGCTGAAATCAAGAGGAAAGAGGAATTTCGAATGAAAATTTCGGAAAAATGCAAAGTTGTTGTGGCAGGCGCGTTGGTGGCTGCTCTGATGGCGGGCACCGCATTGCCCGCGCTGGCCGCCAGCCCCGCCGGGGACGTTCCTTTTGCGGTGCTTGCGCAGCAGAATGACGTAAACGCCGACAAAGTGCAGGCAATCAAAGATGCACTGGCAAACATTGATGTATCATACGAGGATGGCATCTGGCTTTTTGAATCCGCTTACGAAGATTACGAACTAGACAATAACAAAAGCTACGTGATGCCGTATGTGTATTCAAACGGTGAAACTGTCCGATTTGGTATGAGCTTTACATCTCAGGATACCGAAGGATATTTTTACTGGAACGACGTAGACGTTCTGATTGGCGAATACAATAATTATATCAGTCAGACGAATTACAAGTTTAAAAAAGTTTTGCGCCAGTACTATCCCGATGACCAGATCTTTTACGAAAACGTATCCTTTGGCGGCAACGATGAGGATATGGACTGCCTGAGCCGCATTCTGAGTGCAGACACTGCATATCTGCGTTTCAACGGCGCAAAGGTCAACGGAACGCAAAGAGCGCAGACCACGATCATTGATAGCGAAACCCGACAAGGCATGACGGATATAATCAACCTGTATAATCTGCTGCAAAGCGCCACTGTTGAAGAGCGTGTAGCAGCCGCAAAAGCTGTCATGTCGGAAAATGCACCAGCGGAAAACGATTTTGTCGATACCCAGAATGACGCCGTAACCCCGGAGCAGGTAGAAGTGATGATCCTTCAAATAGCCCCGGTCACTCTGGAAAGCGAGACGGCAATCAACAACGCACAAGCCGCATTCGATTCCATGCCGACAGAATGGCAGGCTATGGTCTCCAACTATGATAAGTTGAAGCTATATCAAGAAGAGCTGGAAGACCTTCAGGTGGATGCACTGGCCGAAAAGTTAAACAATACGGTCTACCGCGAACACGATGATGTGGAAAATGTGGACTTTTTCTTTTGGAAAGGTGCTCCTTTGACAAATCAGGCTATTTTTGCATTGCCTTATTTCTGCGTAGTCGATAACAACGTTCAGCCGCTTCGTATGATGTACAGTCAATTCAGAGCAAGCTGGATGTTTTGGAACACGATCGTTTACTCGATCGATGGGGAAGTGTACAGAAAAACGATTGACAGTTCCAAAATCGAAAGAAGAACGGTCACTCAGGTTTTAAGCGGCAATGTTAATACATGGGAATTGGCTGATGATGTTGCCGATCCAACCGAAATTGAAATGCTGAGGAAAGCGATTACCGCAAAAAATGCAGTTGTCAGATTTAAAGGCGACAGTATGCAGTCGGATTGGAAGTTAAGTAATTATTCAAACAGGGACATAAATAACATTTCAGGAACGCTGCAAGCGTATGATGCAATGCTGAATGCTTCTCCGTCTGTGCGTGCAAGAGCGCTTGAAAAAGTAGAAGCACATAAGCAGGGAAGTAAATTTTTGAATCTGTCGTATTGATTACTGTGCAGGAGATAAAACAATGCCAAGAAGAAGCAAACCATACAACGGATACGCCGAGAAAGATGCAAGAAGAAAGCGCCAGTATAATGCGTATCGAAAGTCTACCGCTGGAAAATTAACAGACCTGTTATGCGACATTATTATTGCCGGTATTGTTTTGGCGTGGAACGTTACGGTTTGGATGTTCAAGCAAGTGTGGATGTTCTTAAAAACAATTTTTTCTCTGCTTGCACAAGATGTACAACGGATATATGAAAAGCTTAATAAAAAATAAAGGTGTCCACTGTGGACACCTTGAATGCCCGGCCGACAAAGATTAACGGCTCAGTTAATGCTCCTAATCACACGGGCAGGGGGACGCTGCCGGCACTGCAACGATGCGCCCATTGACGTTGCGATACCGTGCACCGGGGTCGTGTCCAGCGTCGTGGTCTTTAACCGCAGCTTTCAGGATCTGGTAGGCGGCATCGTAGGCAGAGCCATCAGACCCAGCCTGCGAGAGGTGATAGACAAGCTTGCGCACATCGTCCTGTGCGTAGGTGTAGAGCATGGCTTCCTTGGTTTTTGTGTTGGTCATAGATCAGCCCTCCCACGGCTTGCGGCTGCCATCAGCGTTCTGCGGCTTGGATGCCGGCATGCCGTCAATGATTACCATATCTTCCGGGATTTCGTTCAGAACCTTGATGTTATCCATTATTTTGCACTCCTTCTGGTTATTTTTGACAGTTATGTTATAACACGGAAAAAGGAACAGATTCGACAACAAATTTTGGAAGTATGTGGTAAACCAAAAAAGACGGGAAATCAGTCGAATTTTGTGAAATTGTCGAAAAAAGGGGGATGTTTGGGAATGGATGATTGGGTATTGCGCGTTGCGGAAACACTGGAAAAAGCAAGGGCAGAGGCCGGAATCAGCCAAGCCACACTTGCAAAGCGCATGGGCGTGAGCCGACAAAGCGTAATTAAGTGGGAGCAGGGTATCAACGCGATATCCTTTCCCATGATGATGCAGTGGTTCGTTGGCTGCGGCGTTGCGCTGGAGCGGTATCTGGATTCCTGCGTCCACCCGGGTCTGCTGGAACGGCTGGAAGATAGCCCCACCGACAAAGAAAAACGCCGAATGCTGCATGAGGCCATCGAAGAATGCAGCGCCTACGAGGTGGACGCGCTTTTGTACATCCGCTACGGCGCGCACGGATCGGATCACCTGAGCGTGCTTACCGAGATGGTGGCGAACCTACACACGCCGCTGCGGGACAGGGTGGCCGTGGTCAACACGATCTTGAGCCACTACGAAATAGCTATGGCAACAAAAACGGATGTGGATCCGGAAGGTCTGCAGCCGAATATTGAAATGCTGTGCCAAGCCCGCGATTGCGGAATGGCAGCAGCAAAAGACATGGAAGATGTCTACTCCATAAACAAGGAGGCGATAGAGGATGCCAAGAAAAAGAACGAAACGCGCTGATGGCCGGTACGAGATCAAGCGAAAAATGCCGGATGGAAAATATAAGCACTTCCTGGGCGCAACGGTCGCCGAAGCAACCGCAAAGTATGAGGAGGCCTACCGGCAGGCAACGCTGGAAGAAAGCAAAAATAACGGCGGTGCCACCTTCCGAGAAATGGCGCAAGCATACGAAAACTACATCACAGGGGGCGGAACGCCCATAAAGCGCAGCACCATAACGGCGTACAAAAGGTATCTGGCAAGCTTCGTGAGCTACTTTGGCGATACCCCCATGCAGGATATTGACACGCAGGCGGTATGCAGCTATATGGAGCGGATGAAAACCAATGGAAAGGCCTTGCACACCATCACCAACGCTAAAAGCGTGTTAAGCTGTGTGTTCAAGTTCTGGTGCGCAAACTATCACGGCACTGACGATCCTGTGCTGTTGGCATCGCCACCCGCCGGGATGAAGCGGGGCAGCAGGGAAGAGCCAACGCCCGAACAGCAGCGTGTGATACACGCGCACCCGGAAGGCTGCGGTTTTTGGGCGCAGCTTTTTGAGTATACTGGGCTGCGTATCGGAGAGGCCAACGGCCTGCAGTGGAAGGATGTGGACTTTGACGCCGGCGTGATCCATGTGAGCCGCGCCATGCCGTGGCACAAAAACCAGCCATACCTCGAAACACCTAAAACAAAAAACGGCTATCGCGATGTACCGATCTTGACACCGTTCAAGCCGGCACTGCTCGAGCACCAAAAAAGATGCAAGCCGACAGATTATGTGATGTCAGGCAGTAAAACCCCGCTTACTCAATCCGGGTATAACAACCGCTGGATCTCGTACTGCCGCAGTATCGGTCTGGCAGAGTGGTATACACACCCGACAAAGATACCTCAAAGCGGAAACAACCCGGAACACCTAACACAGAGGAAGGTTTATAAAGCTACCGTCACCGCCCACCAGTTCCGGCACCTGTATGCGTCAAACCTCTTCTACGCAGGCGTGCCGGATAAGGTGGCGCAAAAGCTGATGGGACACGCGGATATAATGACCACCCGCCGGGTATATCAGCAATTCCGCGACGAAGAAGACAAAAAATATATCGCCCGCTTGGACGACTACGTTTCAAATCGTGAAAAATAGTCTGCAAGAAGTCTGCGAAATGGAAATTATTATGTTTAAACGCCAAAAAAGTAGGGTTCAAGTCCCTTCTTCTGCATAACGCAAAAATCCGCATGAATGCTGGAAAATCCAGTGTTCATGCGGTTTTTTCGTTTTTGGAGCATTTGCAGATACTACCGGATACTGCGCAATATTAACGCTTACTGGCGTTCCCAAAGTCTGCAAAAAGTCGGCAGATTTTAGCTGTGATCTACAATGTAAGACCAGTACTCGACCAGTTTGCCATCCACAGCGTCCTTGTCCTGCAGGAACGCTGCGGCCATATCTGCGTAGAAGTTGGTGTTGTCCACGCTGTACATTTTTGCGACTTTGCCGTAGTCGCTGTACATCATGTTCATGGCAGCCCAGAAGTCGTTTTTATCGCAGGTCACGCCGCGCTGTTTGGCAACGTCCTGCGTCTGTTCCAGCGTCCAGTGACAGCCTTTCGTGCCGTCAGCGTTCACCATGCTGTCGCACCATTCCTCTGCTTCATCGCGGGTGAGGTGCTGGCGTGGCATCTTGATCGAGCGGCTGTCCGCACCGCCACGTTCGTACTGTCCAGACCGCTTGTCCCAGTCGCCATTCTGCGAGAAGCCGATTTGCGGCATTCTGCGCCCATTCTCTACGTCAGGGTAGCGGGGGACAGGGTAGGGGTCGAGGTAGCGGTTCTCCTCCTGCGGATAGTAGGAGTGGCGGTCGTTGCCGCCTTCAAGCTTACGCAGACGGCGTTCCATCTCACGTTCCCTGCGGTCGCGCTCTTCCTCAAGACGGTCACGTTCCGGCTCACGGTCTTTGTCGTGGTCACGGAGCATCATCATGCGGCGAAAATTGTTCTTGCCCATAATCTATACCTCCTCAAGAAATAGACGCGGGTGCGCCAGCGTGGGAACGGCAGAAGCAGCCAAGATACTTGAACGTGCCTGTGCCGGTGGTAGACGTTGCTACGTAGGTAGCGTAGCGGGTGCGAGTGTGAATGCTTTCAGCGGTTGCCTGAGCGCAGTTGCAGTCGGTCAGAGGGTATGCGGTGGTTCCTGCGCCAATGGTGATGACCACAGGTGCGTTGATGGTGGTCGTGTCCGGTATGCTCTGAGCGACCACGATGCAATACTTTTCTCCGTTCTGGTATGCGCCAGCGGGGAGGTTGATGGTCAGGGTATCATTGGCAAACGTCACCGACTGGCTCAAAACCAGATGGGGGCAGAGACGGCAGCTTGTTTTGCAAGCCATAATGTTTTCCTCCTAAAAAATCAGGGGCAGAGGTGTCTTACCCCTGCCCCGATGGTTCACCCGGTGTTATCGGGGAGTGTGTTGGTTAGCAGCAGCCGCAGCAGTTCACGCCCACGTTGGGGTTTGCCACCTGATAAGCGGGAATCGGACGAGGATTGACCCGGTTCAGGATGGTATCAGTCTGCTGGGACATCACGGTGGTCAGAAGCGCATTCTGACGGTCCTGAGAAGCCGCGAACTTCAGGCTCTGGTTCTCAGCGGTCAGAGTGGCAATCTTGTCCTGCGTGAAGTAGTCCATCATGCTGCGGAAGTTGGCGTTGCAGTTGTCGATAACTGCACGGGCATTGTCTGCGATAGCCTGCCGGGTAGCGCAGTCCTCCGTCGCGATGGTGTACTTCAGATCGCCGATGAGCTGCTTGTTCTCGCAGCAGCAAGATGCCAGCTGCGTGGCAAGTGCGGTCTGACCAGCCTGCCGAGCGTTGCCCTCCTGCATGATGGCAAGGTTAATGGCGTTGTCGCCATTGGACACGCTGCGCTCCAGACCGTTCACCAGCTGTGCATTCTGGTAGCCAAGCTGACAGATAGCGCTGTTCACGCCTGCAAAGCCGCTTGCGATGTTGGCATTGATGCCATTAATCTGTGCCAGCTGGTCATAGCCCAGAGAGCAGATACCGCTCTGGATGCCCGCCAGAGAGCGGGAGGTGTCCTGCTGGTAGAAGCCCTCAGACAGTGCCGCACGAGTGTCTGCACCGCCCTGCCCGGTTGCGCCAGTGCCGACCAGATAGGGGATGTAGCTGTTCATGCCGTTGTCGCCGCCGTTCCGGCCGTAGCCGTTTGTGCCCCAGCCGAAGATGATAGCGAGGATAATAACCGCCCACAGTCCTTCGTTGCCGAAAAAACCGCCGCTGTTATTGCCGCCGTCCTGCCCAGCCAGATAGCCAGTTGCAAAATCGTCCATAACAAAACTCCTTTCAGTTTTGCGTTATGCCATCCCACCGCCGTATGCGATGGGCGAAGCCAAACAAATGCGGTTTTTGTCAAGTCCGCAAAACTGAGAAGCGTTTTGCTTAGAGGGATGCTTTATCGGGGCAGCGTCAGGTTCAAGACGCTTGCCAGCTGGTTCAGGTCGATGCCACGCTCTTTGGCGAGGTTCTGCGCCATCGTTCGGAGCTGTGCTTCGTTTTTGCCCTGAATCAGGTTCAGCCCCTGCATGATGGGTGCGCTCTGACCACCCAGCTTCTGGATAAGCCCCATCGGGTTCTGCCCGGCACGAGCTAGATTTGCCAGCTGCATGATGGGGCTGTGCGTAATCATGTCAAACGGAGAGGACATTGTTTATTCTCCTTTCTTCGCAGTGGCAGCGGGCTTAGAGAAGCTTTTCTGCCACTTTTCCAGTTCATCCAGCCGATGCACAAGGGCGTTGTACTGCTCAATAGGCACATACTGCTGTGTCGGTGCAGCGGTCTGTTGTGCCTGTTGCGCTTGCATCTGCCGCCATGCTTCCGGGCTGTAAAACTCCTGCACATAGGATTCACAGGTGTCCGGGTTGAGCCGCTTGCAGTAGATCACCCCGCTGCGCAAGTCTGGGCAGTAGGTTGGTCTGCCGTACAGGTCGGACGGTATCGCCAAAAACTCTTCCCTGCTGGAAACGGGTCTGCCAAGCAACCAACCGCCGTCTTGCGCCGACTGCTGAACGGGCTGCTGCCCATTCATCGGCTGCGGACGCTGCGGCTGTGCCTGTTGCATCTGCGTGTTGGGCAGGGGAGTGGCAAGCCCAACTGTACCCATGCCGCCGTAAGGATTGACGGGCTGCTGCGGAACATAAGGCGTCCCGGGTGTCGGATAATAGCTCATAAAACATCCCTCCTTGTGCATCCAGTGTACTGCATCGGCAGAAAACGAGAGACAACGAACGCACAACGAAGGACAAATGTAAACTGATACAACTGCTACAAAATGAACAAAAAAATAAGACAAAGTCTGTTGACTTTGCCTGTATCACTTGTGGTAGTTTTATGATATAATAAGGGTGTAAAGAGGAGCACGTAAAAAACAACTTGGAGGGCATGAAAATGAACGTATACGATGATTACAAGTACCCCATCAACGAGATCTTCTGCGCAAGAAAGAACAAAGATCACAACCGCCTGAAGATGCTGCTCAAATGCTACAAGCGCATGAATCAAGGCGTTTTGTCCGTGCCCATGTGGTACACTGATGCCGAGGACACCGGTGTGTGCGGCATCATCATCAACAAGCCCTGCCAGTATGAGGGCTTCTATATGAGCGGCCGCGATCTCCGCAAATAAATCAACTATCAAGCTGTGCTATCTGGCTATACGGGTGTACGCAAGGAGGAAACACCATGGAAAACAAGACCATTCAGAATCTCGGAAAGCTGTATCACCTGCTCGATGATGCGTGCTCTAACAATGTGAATCGGGCAGATCTTGACAATGCCACAAGATTCCCTGTGCGTGGCGTGATGATGAAGATCACGCTGGCGCACAAGCTCCACAAAATGACCCCAGAGCTGGACAACGCCTGCGCCTACGTCCTGAAGGATGTTGACATCGAGGACGTTGACAACAGCTTTGCGCTCAAAGCATTGTCGATGCAGCAGCAAGGTGTGTTCCAGATTGGGTATATGTCGCCCGATTACAAAACACTCGGCGTGTCTGCGGTCAAAATCAAAGCCGCCCGGGAAAGTGCCGGTCTGACTATCCGGGCGCTGTCAGAAAAAACCGGACTGTCCACCGCAACTATCCAGCACGCAGAAGCTGGAAAGCCCACGCGGATGAAAACGCTTGAGAAAATCGCAGTAGCTTGCAACGTATCCGCTGAAGATTTGCAAGGATAAAAGAAAAGCGCCCACACGGAAAAAATCCGCATGGGCGCTTAACTATTAAAAGTGCACACTTTAAAGTGCAATACTAAAATATCACGGTTTTGCTTGCATAGCAAGCCTTTCGACAAAACTAGTGCGAATAAGACAAAAACCCCCACTTTGCCTACAAAGTACCCCGCGTGGCACGCAGGGCTTCGACAAAGCAGGGGATTTTTTATGCCGCCGAAACGGCAAAGTCTAAAATCAAGAACGGAACTGCCCACAGGCAATGCCGCTCTCTACAAAGGCCGGAGCCTTTCAAATATCCGCCCTAATGCGCTTCTACGAGAGGCCAGGAGGATTTGTTGAGATAATTATACCACAATTCGTGCAAAAAGAAAAGCGGCAGACCCGAAAGCCTGCCGCTTCAATGCGTTTCGTGAGAAATCGCACCCAATTAAAATTATGATATCACATATCCAGCATTTTATCAATGCCTTTCAGCCGGTAGCCTATCGCCGTCCGGCTGTAATG